TTTATTGGACTTCCACCTATACGGTGTCAGTCCATACAGTTACATCAAGTGGTAACTGTTTTAGGCGCGTCTTCGACGCGATCTACCGATGGTTTCTGCGAAGCATTTCCGCTTGCGCTTTTCACCTTCGGTGGGTTCGCTTCGCTCACAGTTGATTCAGAAGAATAGTCATCTAGTGATCGAGGATCGATTTTAGCTTTAGCTAAACCCATTTCAACCATTTGTTCATGGTTTGATTCATTAGAAGTGAAATCTAAGAATATTGCTGGGTCATTATCGAATTGATTTCGAATATCTGAAGGTAGTTCTTCGAACATTGTATTCGCAGTAGTAATAATGTTTTGTGCGGCGTGATAGTCGATTGATGTAGCATCGCCGTAATTGCCTTGATTTTCTGCTGCGATCTGAGCAATTTGCTCAGGTGAGTGTTTTTTGATGATGAGATTAATATCACATTCATCTTTTTGATGTTGTTGAGTTCGGCCGTCGTTTTGGTCGAATTTGATTTGGAAGCGTTTAGTGCCATTAGTTCTTTTCATGATCTATCCTTTTGATTATTAACGATAACCACGTCGGGTTTTCGTTTTGTTTGATTTTAGTTTTGGTATTGTAGTTGTTCGGTTTGATCGTGATTTTGAGTTTCTACGTTGATTTAACCGATTTTTAGTTATTGTTTTATTAATTGAATCTTTTGCAGATGTTGGAGTTATTAGATCAAGTGTTTTATCAATGGCTAGAGTACCTACGGTTTTACCGGGTAAGCCATATTGGATAAGTTTGGTTTGTTCCTCAGTATTTGCTTGAGATGCTTTTGTTGCTTGTGTTTGTGCATTCAGTAGACGTGAAGTCATAGCTGAGTTAGCTTCGTTTTCGATTTTGGCTTGTGCGCCGCCGGATGCGGACGCGCCTTTACCTCCAGTTCCGGAGAGTAAGGGATTTAAGCCGGCCTTTTTGAGGTCTTCGACCTCGTATTGATGTGCATTTTTAGCCATTTCCTTTTGGAACGCCATAGAGCGTGCCGCTTGCGCGGAATTAGCTTGGTTAGCCTTGCGTTGCCCAAGGTAGCCGATTGTTGCTGCGGCTATTTGACCCCACATTAGAAGTGATCCATCATGCCAGGTACGGCATAGATTGGCATTGGTCTAGCACATGATAATTGGTGATAGCAGTCGAGAATGAATTCTGGTTCGCTAGGTACAGCGACGACGCGTCCAATTGGTGGTGTTTCTTTTATGAAAGTATTACCGAGTACGGGTAATGTGGCAAAGTCTTGAGACAAGTGCCAACCGTCGAGCGATTGAGCATCATTTGATCTGAACTTGCCTGTGATTTTTGATGGTTCGTAGCGATATTCAGCATAACGTTCTTGATAGCCGAATACTAATTCGTCGTTAGCTGATGCGTCCGCCCATATTTCTTTGTTTAAGATTGTTTGTTCGCCGATGTTACCTAATACTGGGTAGTAGTAATCGTAGCGAGTTTGACGCGAGAAGCGTCTATTTAGTCCTTGTTGATATGTTAAGTCTGCACGTACAGAGATTAAGCCGATGATTACGCCGTGTTCTGTGAAGGATTTAGTAAAGCCATGATTATGTAGATTGGCTGTTCCTTGTGCAGTTAGTGTGCCTTGTGGAGATGCGGCAGTTGATTCAGAGGTTTGCTGAATTGGTGAGATGTCTACCATTGAAGATCCGCCGCCTAAGTATTCTGAGCGTTGGAGTCTTGAGTCAGGTGAGGTTACGCCAAAGTGTGAGCGAATGATTTCTGTGTATCTTGTTCCGCTTCGAGCGTCGCGCTCTAATAAGCGTTGTATTTGGAAGGCTTGGCGTAATTGGTTTATGGTTGCTGATGTTGCGCCGCTTAAATCGGCTTCTAAACCTGATTTATAGCTTAATGCTTGTTCAGAGGAATAATCAGCACCAGTATGTCTTAAGAAGCCACCTGATGAACCAGCACCGAATGCGGCGTTTCTATCACCTTGACTACCCGTCCAAACCATTTGGCCTGTGGATAAGATAGGTGCATTAGAACCGAGAGGTAAATCGACAGAGTCGCCTTTTTGCGCCCATGGTAGTGCTGATGTGAAATAATCGTGTCTTTTGCCACGTTTTAGTAATGTGTAATCTGTTGGAGAGTCGGGGCCATCATCTTTATCTACGACAACAGAGTCTTGAAGGTTCTCATCACGGAACCATTCGTTATAAATTAAGTTATAGGCTCTGTGATATAGTGAGATGTGATCTAAGCCCGCGACTTGTGTTGGGATTCCGAAATAATCATGTAATGATTGATTGGAGTAGCCGGTAGTTGCAGTAGACGTCATGATAGGTACAGTGAAGTCGATGGAGTCTGCTGGGTTATCTTGTTGGCCGTGGAATTTTTTAAAGTTGTCCCAAAGTAGTCTATTGGGTACAAAGAAGTAGTGAGTTTCCATGAACATGTTGTCCATGAGAGGGAATAGGGGTGTTGCTAGTCGTGCGAAGGCAGTCGTGCGTAGATTGAATGTATCACCAGGTAACACTTCGTCGGTGAACATTGGTACTAAGTTTCCAGCATCAAAAGTAGTTTTTAAGCCGTGAGAACGGTCGAATTTTGAGCGTTGGATTTCAGCTTTTGGTACTTGGCTGAATTTGTGTTGCATGACTGACTTCATATTTTTACTCCGTAGGGGTTAAGAGTTCATTGCATTTAGCAAGAACGTTGGGGGTTTTTAGCATTGTAATTGTTGCTTTGCAGTCATCCCATTCACCAAGGTGGAATAGGGTGTAGTCTGCTGGGTTTTGATTGAATTGATGTTCTTTTGTATTGACAGCGTTTTGAATTGCCCGTATTGCGACAGAGTCGTTTTCTAAGTAAACGGGTGGTAAGTAAGCTTGTGCCGCTTGGTCATACATTGAATAGATGTTAAGTTTCATATTTGGTTTCCTTTCAGATAGTTTTAAGTAATTAATAAGATTACTCATATTAAGATTAATTGGATTGCTCATATTCGCGATATAGCTTTCCTATCTGTGCCGTTTTTACGATCTCTTTGCTGGCAAGACGATCGGGGGTGTTATCTTTTGCGTGTTTTAACATGTTTTTAACCCTCTTGTTTTTTATTGTTTCGAATTTTTCAGGTTCGTTGTTTTGATAGATTGTATCATAGAATTTAGGGACGGTTCGTTCTTTTCCTTGCATTACGACAGAGTCGTTTGGAAAGACGTCGTTGCCCCATTTTTCGAACCATGCGCGAGCGATGCCAGGTCGCCTGGACATAGTTGTATATTCGGGTAGTAAGGGGAATGTTTCCCCGGTTTTATGATCTACGTGTGTATATTGTTTGTAATGACGTTCTTTTACGTCAGGTTTAGTTTTATCGGATAAGCTGAGTTTTTTTAATAAGTACCTAGCGACATATCCTGCGGAGTCGTAGGTTACAGTTCCGATTGTTGAGAAGCCTTGAGGCCATAGGCGTTCTAGTTCTGGTGAGGTATATAGTTTAGTTCCTCGTTTAGTTTTCCATAAGGTTGTATCTTTAAATTCATGATTGAATATTATTGCGTGATAGTGAGGTCTGGCGATATAGTTATTGTATTCTGTTGGTTCGCCATATTCTCCGCAGTGGTAATATCTTATGGTTTTATTGGGATGTGCTTTTCTAAGACGTTTCATGAATAGCTGAAAGTCGCGTTTATTTAAAGAAAAGTCTTTAGGTAAGTTTTCGTTGTTGTAGGTAAGTGTGATGAAGCAATTATTTTCATAGAGAGATGCTTCGTGTACGCATCGTATTGCCCATTGTTTAGACCGTTCGAGTCTACAGCCAGTGCATTGGCCACAAGGTATGGAGAGAGGCGCCGTAATATTTGTATATGGGCCGTCTTTGTTGAATGAGAGAGATGCACAGTCGGTTCTGCGGTAAGCCTTAAGCGGATGATAGCAAGGCATGACTTATAGTCTTAAGCCGCCACGTTGGATTGGTGCAGTAGTATTGAATTTATGTACTTTATCTACGGTTTTTTTGAAGTATTTACGTGATTTAGATTTAGATAGTTTTTTTCTGCGTTGCATAGTATTTCTCCGTTTTATAATTTTATTTTATCTACGTCGATTTGTTTTAGTTTTTTTTCGAGGTATTTAGTTGTTAAAGGGATAAGTGTTGATTTTAGTAATCCTAAGATTAGTTTTATAGTTAATTGTACTAGGATTTGATGCATATTATTGATC